GGTTAGTGGTGTTTCCGAGTGTTGAGTGAAGGATTTCAGGTTACACAATAAGCTCCAGGGAGTACAGCCAAACACCACATCAGGCTCGAAACTTGGGGCTTTCTTTATTTCATTGATTATGGCAGCACTTGACCCTATAATAGAATACTCCCAGCGTTTGGGGATGGAGTTTGGCCTTAAGCTGGCTATAAACGAGTACAAGGCTTGGATGAGCAACAAGAGCATCGTCCTTACGAAGTCGCAGGCTGAGGAGGAGTTTACTCCTGATATAATAACGAATCTTGTGAGGAGAGGTCTGCTGCAGGATTACCAGTTTGGTATTGAAGAGGTGAAGGACGAGGACGGTTGTCTGATAAAGAAGCCGAAAGGTCGTATCTATTACCGGAGGATTGACATTCTTGAGGCGATGGAGAAGGGCAACCTTCTGAAAGGAATGGCAGAGCTGCGTGCCTCCACTCATGCCATGCGTGAGAACAATGACCGTGCGAGAAGAAAAAGAAACGCTTAGAAGTGTGTTTTTGATGTGTGAGAGGCCGGTCGGTCTGTGAAGATAGTCCGGCTTATTAAATGATTCTAACTATAAACGATACTGTTATGGAAAATGAAAGAAAGGTTTTGGCTGAATTGATGGATAAGGTCAAGGAGGCGAAGGAGGTGCTCGGTGTGGATGTGATTGTTACACTTGGCGGTGTATATCATCCGCGCGAAGTGAGAGTGCTTCCTGGAAAGATGGAATTCTATAATACTAAGCCATTGTGCGATGAGCAAGAATAAACAGATGATAATGATTTCCCCGCCCATGTTCATAGACGGAGGAAATCGCCAGGAAAGCATATCCAGTCCTGGTCACCGTTGCAGTTATTGTCATGGCAACGGATATTTCTGGGAAGATGGGATAGAGTTGGTAAAGAAGCCTTGTCCGGTATGTAACGGAAGCGGCAGGCTCGATGCCGTGATAACTATTGAGTGGAAACCTTCAAAATGATAGATGCTATGAATAAGAGATTAACAGTTGTGTTCGCCGTAGTCTTGGCCGTGGTTCTTCTTGGCATTGCCGGACGTTGTGATTATGTGGAGGAAGTCATATATGACATGCCTGCCGGTGTATACCAGGTAATGAACCGTGAGCTTGGGAATCCGGGTGATTACAAGATAGCCAGGGAGTATAGCCGGAATCCGGAATATTGGCAGAACCGTGCGATGGAAGATGAAATAGGAAGTTCAATTGGTAATAGTAAGCGATATGAAAGATGAGGAAAGAGAAGAATGTGAAATTGGTGCTTGGGGAATAATCATAGCGGTAATAATAGCAATGGTTGTCTCTTTTGCCATGGGTCATACCTTTTATGAAGCTCCCGATTTTAAGAAAAGTCCTTTCTCGGATGTACTAATGGTGAGCATTATATCCCCTTTATCGGGAGTGGTAGCAGCAATGATATGGATTTTGATTTATGAAGCGTTTTCCGATGGGAAACCTAAAAAGCGAATAAATAAAAACGTGTATAAATTTTAATGTCATGGAAACAAACAATCTGATGATTTTCCCTGATTTGAATCAGGAGGAGTTCGACTTCAATTCTTTGGTCGGAAACAAACAATATGGAATCATGGCTGGAATTCCGGTGAAGATAGACCGCATTATTAGGGATGTCACGCAAACCACCGTGATTGCCGTAAGCGGCACAATGGTGCTGAAGGGAGTAAAGATGAGAGGTGTATGGGATATGTACGGCAACATCGTGGAGTTTAAGAAGACCTTTAGCCTTTTGACTCCAAAAGGTTTCAGCATGGATGCCCTCTTTTCGTCTGCGACGGATAGGATGTTTCAATTGGTTCATATCCAGCAATTGGATAAAGCCGAATAATCAAGAATATAATCATTAAAAGAGAGAATTATGAAGAAATGGTTTTTGGCGAAAATTCGCTATGAGAAGACAGACGAGAAAGGTATGACAAGGAAAGTGACTGAATCCTACCTTGTGGATGCCCTCAGTTTTACGGAAGCGGAAGCCCGTATCATAGACAACGTGAAGGACTTTATCACGGGAGAATTCAGCGTTACGGCTTTGAAATGGGAGAGCGTGTCGGAGCTGTTTGCGTCTGACAAGGCGTGTGACGACAAGTGGTACAAGATAAAGGTTGCATATATCACTCTGGACGAAAAGTCAGGCAAGGAAAGAAGGACGTATGCGTACATGTTTGTTCAGAGCTCCGATACGGCCAATGCTGAAAAGCGTCTGCATGAGGGTATGAAGGGTACACTTGCCGACTACCTGGTGATGGAGGTCAAGGAAACCCAGATTGTGGATGTGTATCCGTACGTCCTGGAACCAGAGACGGAAGAGACGAGGTGATTTCATTGGTGTTTGATACCCGTCTGTGAAGATAGGGACTGGCTGTCGGCTTGACGGTGAAGCGCCGACTGTTGTGCTATGTTCGTTTAAAGGTTTAGGTTTGGGTCGGAGCCGCGGGCTCGATTCCCGCACAGCCAGCATTTGTAGAAGAAAGGGATAATATGGGTTTTTATATTGGTTTTTATCGCAAGAAGAAAGCCGCTGCCTCTAAGGGCGCGGATTTGAAGAAAAAGCTGGACAGGGTGTTCAGCCAGTACATAAGACTGCGTGACATGCTGCCGGGTACCACGCTGTTTCGCTGCATAAGTTGCGGGAAGGTTTATCCGATAAGTAATGCCGACTGCGGTCATTATATCAACCGGAAGCACATGTCAACGAGGTTTTCGGAAGTGAATTGTAATGCGCAGTGCCGCCAGTGCAACCGGTTTGACGAGGGCAACATGTCCGGCTACCGCCTTGGGCTTGTCAAGATGTATGGTGAGACGCGTGTTGCCTACCTGGAGGCGCAAAAGTACGAGATACGCAAGTACAGCGACTATGAGTACGAGGAACTGATAAAGCATTACAAGAAGGCGATAGCCCATATTCTGGAACAGAGGAAGCTTACGATACGATGTTTGACAAAATGATAATAAAGGCAAGGATAAACGTGAATGACATAGGCACCGTCGTACTGAGGAACTATCTGGAGGAATGTGCCGAAGGCGATGAGGTATACTACAAGTCCACGGCTTACGCCAATTTTGACGGATGCTTCATCGAGATACGCGGTGACACGCTCCGGTGCAAGTGTTCGATTCACAAGCTATACAGCAGGGGAAAAGTCGGTCGGCTGGACAACAGCAGACCGATGACCTTTGCGATGGCGGTCCGTACGATTAGGGAACTTCTGATGCGCCTCTGCGTCCGCATGGAAGATGCTGTAGTGACATATTACGAGATAGGTGTCACGATGAAGCTTTCCCGTCCTGCTGACGAGTATATCCGTCAGGTGACCGGGGCTTCGGGCAGGGTGTTGTGGAATGATGCCAATTACCCGGAATACCGGCAGAAGACAACGGAGAAGAGCAAGTATTATCGCAAGGTTCTTAAGATATACGACAAGAGCTTTGAGGCGTCCGAGAAGGGAAAGAATGTGGGTTCGAACATCCTGCGCATAGAGACGGTGTACAAGCATCAGTCTGTGCCGTTATCGGAACTTACGGATAGGATGTATCTGGAAAAGATAGGAAGGATTTTCTACAAGGACTGGTCGGAACTCCAGTTTCACCGGGAACTGTCTGCCGGTAAGGGCGTGAAGATGTCCCAGCTTGACAAGGCAAGGGAGATACACCGTATCGGCGTGACAAGGTACAAGGAAAGATACAAGAAGATGTACCTTGATGGGAAGCTCACGAAAAAGCAGTGGGAAACCATACGGTGCTTTGCCAACGGATGGTCGGAAGAGAGGAAGAAGTATACCGAGGAAGTAGGACCGTTGGAGAGGGAATACAAGGAAAAACTTCTGTCCGGGTTTCAGATAGGGATAATTACACCGGTTAAGAGAAAAGTGTAACAATCTGATAATCAAATATTTAATCAAAAATAAAAAAGCACCATATGGTGCGCGTGTAAATGATTGATTTTCAAAACATTAAAATGAAATAATTTAAAAATTAACGGTTTACGGCAACTTGTCCTATACTGCCCGAAGGGTAGTCGGGACGACTTGAAGGGGCAGTTAAGTATAAACTAAAGAAAGGAAACAGTATGAAGTGTGAAGCGGAAGGCATAATAGAGGTGGAGCTGCCGTCCACGATGGGAACGACAAGTAAAGGTAAGGACTTTGAAAAACGTGAATATGTTTTGCGGAACAACGACCTTTACAAGAAGATGATGCGGTTTTCGATAATCAGCTATGACGGTCCGATAGAGGATGCTCCTGCGGTTGGAGACCATGTAAGGGTGAAGTTCACCGTTGAAGCGAGGGAAAGCAATGGCAGGTGGTTTAATGACGTGAAGGCATACCGCCTGGAAAAGGTATATCAGTGATGAGAGTAAGATTCTGTTGGAAGACAAGGAAAGCGGATACAGTGAGACGTATCATGGATAAGTTCAGGATACATGGCATGTCCGTTAACCACGAATCAACAGCCAGTGTGGATGATGATGGATTGGATTTGTTGAAAGAGTGCGAAAGGCTTGGGTACATAGAGATAAGGGAAGTGTTCAATATTCAATAGATATAAATCATGGAAAAGAAATTTACCCCTGACAATATTCAGGAACTTAAAGAGAATCAGATATTTGTTTTTGGTAGTAATATGAACGGTAACCATGCCGGTGGAGCAGCCAGATTAGCGGTTGAAAAATTCGGTGCAATCATGGGACGAGCCGAAGGAATCCAAGGGCAATCCTATGCCATTCCAACGCTGGATGAGGATATGGAGAAAGTCACAGAAGAAGACTTGATTAACTATTTGGGCAACTTAAGGCATTTTGCCAACGAGCATCCGGAAAAGGAATTCCTTCTTACCGCCATCGGAACGGGAATTGCTGGATTTGACACGAATTATATGGCATACATGGTACTCAGAGCGAATCTCCCGGGTAACGTTACCATACCAGAGGAATTCAGCAAGATTAAAGGGTTCAAGGGGTTTAACTCCGATATGACTTGCAGAGATTTCAAGTATGACGAAGGAAAGGATTACAAAGAGCAGGGTGACATAAGTGTTTGTAGTAAAGGTTTCCATTTCTGCCTTCATCCCTTGGATGTATTCGGCTATTACCCTCCTGCATACATTGGCATGAACAAATTCCATGAAGTTGAAGGAAGTGGGGAAATGGATGTTGATACAGATGATACCAAAATTGCTTGCTCAAAAATCCACATAGGAGCAGAGTTAAGCATTAAGAGCATTGTTGATGCGGCAATCAAGTTCACTTTTAGTAAATGTAAGTGGGTAAAGGAAAAGATTGCTACCGGCGACCAAGGCGCTGCATCAGCTACCGGCTACCAAGGCGCTGCATCAGCTACCGGCAACTATGGCGCTGCATCAGCTACCGGCTACCAAGGCGCTGCATCAGCTACCGGCGACCAAGGCGCTGCATCGGCTACCGGCGACCAAGGCGCTGCATCGGCTACCGGCAAAGAAAGTATAGCTCTTGCTGCCGGAAAGGATTGCAAGGCAAAGGGAGCATTAGGATGTTGGATTGTGCTTGCTGAACGTGGCGAATGGGACGGAAACACTTATCCTATCGTTTCAGTCAAGGCATTTAAAGTGGACGGAAAGTATGTTAAAGCGGACACCTTCTATACATTGGTTAATGGCGAAGCTGTAGAGGCTGATTAATTGAAAAATGAATATCCATCAGACAATCCCCCGTTCGGATTGCACATCCTTCGCCAAGTGCGGCAAGCATTCCCTTGCATATTGCAGGAGGTACGGTGCGTCCGAATGCGGACCATGTGAAATCGTGAGGAGGAAACCCCGTAACCGGGTGGTGGTTGACGGAGTGGAGCGTAAACTGTGCACCCGTTGCGGTAGAGCACTTCCATTATCCCGGTTCTTCGATAGAATAGCCCGTCGTAACGGTAAGGAATACCATCTGAAAGCGTCATGGTGCAAGATGTGTATGGCAGAGGTACAGAGCGAGCGGAATAGAAAAAGGAAAATGAATTAAAAAACAATATACCAATGATAATAGCTTGGTTTAGTTGCGGTGTAACATCCGCAGTCGCTTGTAAAATAGCATTGAGTTTATATAACGAAGTACAACTCTACTACATCGAAACTGGTTCCGGGCATCCAGATAATGCCCGATTTCTCTCAGATTGCAAGAGATGGTACGGGCAGCCAATTCATACCATTCGCAGCAATAAGTATCTTAATGTAGATGATGTGCTACTTAAAAAACGATACATCAATGGTCCTACTGGAGCAGCTTGTACATATGAACTAAAGAAACAGGTCCGGTATAAGTTGGAGAAGGAACTTGGAGGTTGGGACGGTCAGGTATGGGGATTCGACTTTGACCCGAAAGAAATAAACCGCGCTATCCGCTTTAAACAGCAGTACCCAAGCACAAAGCCACTGTTTCCGCTAATTG